GCAGCAAGCCAAGCCACGGTGAAGGATGCAGCGGCGCGCAAGGCGGCAGCTCCAAGGGACACCACGGCTGCCGTTACGGTTGCCAGCCCAGACAGGATTGCCGGCGCATAAAGCAACGCCATGGCACCGGAAGCAGCGAGAATATAGGGCGTCAGATTTTCGACGGCCCACGCCAATCCATTGAGGGCACCAGACGCAACGCTGGCCCAATCAACAAGCTGGAATGCAGCGGCAGCGATGGCAGTCAGCGCGATGGACGCAAACGTCAGCGGCTGGAACAGCGACTTGAACGCGTTACCCAGTACCCCGAGCGCCGAGCTGCCGCCCTGTATCGCCGCCTCCATCTGACCGGCAATCTGCGTGCCCTGCTGCAGGCCGATGATGAGCGGGTTCATGCCCATGGCGGCCGTGACGCCGATGTCCTGGAACTGGGCGGCGAGGCCAGACAGCGAACCGCTCATGCGACGGGAGTTCTGGTTGGCAGCGTTGAGCGCGACGGCGGCCTGCCGTGCGGACGCAGCCTCCCTGTCCATGGCAGCGGCAGCGGAGGCCGCAGAGCGCGCCACGGCGGCATTTGCTGCATTGGTCGCCTGGGCGCCTCCGGCAAGGCCCTTGGCTGCCATTTCAGCACGCTTGGCCGATGCGGTCAGCTTGTCGAGGTCGGAAGCGCCCTTGACGGCCTGCTCGCTCCGAATTTCTAGACCGAGGGCTGCGATGTCTGCCATTTGACCACCGAACGACTGCGCGCTACCTTCCGCCTCCTTTGATGAAAGGGGGAAGACATGCGCCGATTGCTGATCTTGCCGGTACTACTCGCGACGGTAGCGAGTGCTGATGCCAATGAATGCCTCAACGGGTCTGGCGACATCCTGAGGCTCTCATCTTGGTCGGCCGAGCCGGTTGACGATCACTCCACCGCTGTTACGCTCACCTACGAAAACGTCACCCAGAAGGGCATCGAGATCGTGAACGCCACGGCCTGGTTCTACGACGCCCTCGATAACGGCATTGGCGGCATTCCACTCGATAGCGATCCACAACTCGAACCGGCCGGAAGCATTACCGTTAAACGCAAAATGCTCGGTTTCCAACGAGTTCTGAAGGTCAAGCCGGAGAACATTTCCGCTGTCATCTGCACCGATGCAGTTCTGTACGACGACGGAACGAGGGAGACGTTCAACTAGCCTTAGCCCGTTCGGCCGCCTCGGCTTGCTCTTTCGCCATGGCCTTGAGGTAGGCCATGTCCATCGCCCGCAGGATTTCCACGTCAGTCGTCGTGACCACATTGCCGGTCAGCGCCGACCACGCCGCGATTTCTGCGTAGGAGAGCGGGTTCGGCCCGTTGATGCCGGCCGACCGGGCAGCGTCCAGCTCCCAGAACCAGTCGAGTAGGTAGGACCAGTGATCCTCGATCTCTGGCGGCTCTGGGACCGGCTGGCCGAACCGCTCATATCGCTGCTTGCGGGTCTCGCCTGTATCGTCGGCCGTATTCCAGCGGACCGCGTAGCTTATCGCTTCGCAGGCGGCTTCTCGGACCCCGACGTAAAATTTGCCAGGTTGTTCGCAGCCTCCGCGACCTGCGCGTAAATCCAGTCCTCACGGTCGAGAATTTCGACCGCCTTGGCGAACGAGAATTTCGGGACCTCGCCGCCGTAGGTGTGGCCGCCCCAGTCCCAGCCGGCGATCCACGAGGCCGCCTTCTCCAGCTCATGCTTCAGCCGCGTCTCGCCCTTGACCAGCTTGCCCCGCTGGACGCGCTCGGTGATCTCGTCCACGTGCTTGCGCAGCACCTTCTTCGCCTCGGGCGACGATGCAGAGCGGATCTGAAACACGATGCCGAGCTTTTCGTCGGTAGCCGGGTTGACCAGCTCGAGCGGGAAGAGCGCCTCGTAATTGAACAGTCCGGAGATTTCCATGGTTCACCTGTGTCGGAGTGGTCGGGTGTCGGGTTGGGCCGCCAGCGCCCCGACGACGCCAGCGGCCCGTTCTGCGCAGAATGTGAGGATTATGCCGGCGGCGTGACGACGAGCGACGTCTCCGGATCGCTGTCGCCGGCAGCATTGACCGCCTTCACAGTGACGCGGAGATCGTTCGAACCGGAGTAGGTGACGGTCTTGGACGTGCTGTCGCCAGTGATCGCGGTCCAGCCGCTATCGTCCTCCTCCCACTCATATTCGTAGGAGGTCGGATCGTTCGACCAGATGCCTTCGATCGCCATGAATTTGTCGGCGCCAGTCATGACGATGGACGGCGGCACGATGTTTTCGGGCACCGACTGCGGCTCGGGATCGACCACGATCTCACGCTGCACTAGGCCAAGCGTGAAGTTTTCGAGGATGAAGTCCTCGTTGCGGCCGTTTGGGCGGGTCGGACCAGCCACAACACCACGATTGTAATAAACCGTGTTGGTGTAGCCGACATTCGGCGCGTCCGCGTCCTCGATCTTGAAGGCATAGACGAGGCGCGTGGCCGCCGCGGCGCGCATGGCAATCTGACCCTTGTCGGTCGGATTGCGGGCGCATTCGATCACCGGGTCGCCGGCATTGGCGATGCCCTTCTGCTTCTGCGTCACATCGGTCGAGAGCTCGTCATAGCTGACGATGTTCTCGTTCATGCCGGACTCGCCAACCGAGCCGACATTGCCGATCTGCTGCCAGTTCAGCGCCTCATAATCCTCTTTGGACAGAGGTGTGGGGCAAGCGAGTGGTGTCGTGCCATCGGGCGTCGTGACGGCGATATAGACCTTGCGGCCTCGGTTTGTGTTTGCCATGTGGGGTCTCCTTGGATGGCATAAGAAAACCCCGGCTCGCAGCCAGGGCGGTTGCCCCGATCATGTCGGGAATGGGTGCTAGGCGAAGGCCTCCAGCGTGATGATCACGGGGACCAGCACGAAGGTTTCATCATCGATCGGCTGTCCGACGCGCGGGGCTGACTGGACTCGAACGGTCACGCCATGCGCCGTCATCACCAGATCGGCGGGGAAGTGCGCGGCGATCTTGCCCGCCAGTTCCGTTGCGACAGCGATGTTCTGGTTTCGCTTGGCGAACAGGTCGATTTGCAGGATCGACAGGCGTTGATGCGGATCGCTCCCGCTCAGGAACAGCCTCCGGTTCTGGTTTGGTATCCACGTCACCCGCAGGTAGCCGTTTGTGTTCGGCGCTGGCGGGGTGAACGCTTCATTGGGCCATGCAATCGGCAGCGTGACGCCAAGTGCGAGCGTTTCCACCCTTGCCCGGATCGCCAGCCAATGAGCGGTCTCGATTGTCGGGCTTGCCATTATCTGCTATCCCTTGACCGATGGCCGACCGAAAGCCGCTGTCTGACGACGACATCGAAGCTCTGCTGAATGAGCAACTCAGGCAGTTGTCTGAGGCGCGCTTCGTTCTGGGTGCAGAAACAGAGGAAGGCGCAGAGGACTTGCGAATAGGCTCGGTCGGCCTGATCGCCGCCCTCATGCGAATATCGAAACGTCAGATCAAAGGCCCAGACGACGCCTGAGCTCGGCCGTCTTGGCGTCCACAATTGACTGCCACCGCTGCGCGACCAGATCGACCCACGGTCTTGGCGGCTGCCCTTTCGCGCCATAGTGGACATACGGCGCATAATTGGCCGTCCAGCCCACATAGAGCGTTTCGCCAAGCTCGGCCCCGGCAATCGTGACCTCGATCTCTGCCATGTAGCCGCTGTCTGGCGTGCCCTGCGGCCTGTTCGCCAGCGGCATCGATGATGTCGAAACCCGCACAGACGAGCGCAGGAAGCCGGTGCGGTTGTAATTTGGGCTCGGCGGCGCCTCATAGACCAACTGCGTCAGGATCTGATCGGCCTGCTCGACGAGCTCTTGGACGCTCTCCTTGAACACCGCTTCAACGGCGCCCTCGACCTTGTGCGCCCATGCCTCGACGGCGGCACCGAAACTAAGCTTTGCCATTACGCCGCCGTCGCCCTGTAGCGCCGCGCCACCGCGCCGATATGATCAATGCGCGGCAGCCAGATGCACTTGCAGAATAGCGTCTCGCTTGCCGGTGCATCCGGTGCGTGGGGATAGTCGATCTTCACCCCATTGGGCAGTTCAAACGGCTCGCCCCATGGTGCCGTCTTGTTGTTCATGGCGCGGTGATGCAGGCGAGGATGCTCTTGCGGGGTATGACG